GCTTCTTACGGTACCAAGTTTGAAGGCGTTTTTTAGTGGACCCCTTGTGGCTCACGGATAAAGTTTATAAACTAATCCGTGAAAAGAGAGAACAACTTGCTCAGATAATGGTATCGGGTGGAGTTAAGAACATGGAACACTACCAGAATTTACGGGGACAGGTAGAAGTATTGGATTATTTTGAAAGTGAATTTCAAAATATTATTGGTAAAGCAACAAAGGATATAGATGAATAAAGTATTAGTTCCTAATCATATTGCGGAAGCTCAAGAGGCAGACATAAAAGAAAATCAAAAAGAAGAATCTATAGTAAATAATGCTTATGTACCTGAAGAAGAAAGGGTGCTTGATCCCACATTATTAGATAAAAGTTTATTAGAAAGAATGCCAACTCCCTCCGGTTGGCGTATACTGGTTTTGCCCTACGCAGGGAAGGGCGTTTCACAAGGTGGTATCCATCTGGTTCAGGAAACGGTATCACGTGAAACTTTAGCAACAGTAGTTGCTTATGTCCTTAAAAAAGGACCCCTGTGCTATAACAACAGAGAAAAATATGGCGATAGTCATTGGTGTGAAGAAAAACAATGGGTATTAATAGGTCGTTATGCAGGTGCACGCTTTAGACTGGAAGACAGTGCAGAAGTTCGCATCATCAATGATGATGAAATCATTGCAACGATTTTAGACCCTTCTGACATCTTGGCTGTTTAATTAAATCAACCATGGAGAAAGACCATGCTACCAGAACCAGAAGAAAATATCGTATCTGAAGAAGATGCACAAGAAGTAGAGTTTGAACCTTTAGAAAAATCTACTTCCGATTCCCCACCCGAACAGGAAGTTACTGTTGACTTATCTAGTGAAGCTCCATCTAAAGCAGAGACACAAGAAGCGTCTACTGAAAAAGAATTAGAGCAATACAGTAATAAAGTTCAAAAGCGTATAGATAAACTTACCAAAAAATTACGTGAGTCTGAACGCAAAGAACATGCAGCAGCAAGTTTTGCGCAAAATGTTTATACAGAGAACCAGCGTTTACAAGAACGTAATCGTACCGTTGATAAAGGATTTTTAGCGGAATATGAAACACGGCTTCAATCGCAATCTGCACAAGCTAAAAAAGCTTATGAAGAAGCGTATGCAGCTGGAGATGCTACACGTCTTGCGGAAACGCAAAATGTAATGGCAAAGATAGCTGTAGAAGAAGAAAGACTGCGTATGAGTAAACAGGCACAGGCACAGGCAACGCCCAATAATGGAATACCACAGCCACAGTTATCTACGCCGCAAGCTATGCCACGACCCGATGCAAAAGCAGAAGGTTGGGCAGAAAAAAATGACTGGTTCGGTGAAAATGAACCAATGACTTTAACCGCTTTTTCAATTCATCGTAATTTAGTTGAGCAAGAAGGATTTGACCCCAGCACCAACGAGTATTATGATGAGATAGATAAAAGAATTCGGAAAGAGTTCCCTCACAAGTTTTCACAAGCAAGTGAAGGAAATACGGAGACCACAGACAGTTCGATAGCCCAGACTGTCGCCCCGGTTTCAAGAGCATCCGGAGGTGGGCAAAAAAATAAACGTATTCGTTTAACCAAGTCGGAAGTTGACATGGCAAGGAGACTAAACGTTCCGTTAGAAGAATACGCGAAATTCGTGCAGAGGTGACACATGTCAGAAGAAACACGCAAAGATATAGAGTCAAGAGAAGACGAAACGCGGGAAGAAAAAACCGCGCGTAAACCTTGGGCACCGCCCCAAATGTTAGAAACCCCAGAACCGCCTGAAGGCTATCATTATCGATGGATCAGGGCGGAATATGTAGGACAGGAAGATCGAAAGAACGTCATGTCCCGAATGCGAGAAGGCTATGAATTAGTCAAATCCGACGAAATAGGTGATTTTGAATTGCCCAGTCTGGAAGATGGAAAACATGCAGGAGTGGTTGCCGTTGGAGGTTTGTTACTTGCCAAGGTTCCCATAGAGACACGCGATGAAAGAAATTCTTATTTCAAAAACCGCGCCGACAGCCAAATGAAAGCGGTTGACAATGATCTCATGCGGGAATCGCATCCAAGTATGCCGATCCTTAAACCGGAACGGCAGAGTAAAGTAACCTTTGGTGGAGGCTCCAAAAAGGGCTAAAACCATTTAATTAGGAAAGTAAAATGGCAAATAAAGACAGAGCATTCGGGTTAAGACCCGTACGCAGACTGTCGGGTGACTATTATGCCGGTGGACAAAATAAATTCACGATTGCTTCTAGTTACGGCACTGCTATCTATCAAGGTGATATAGTAGCTGCGGTAACAGCTGGTAATGTTGAAAGAATCGCAGCGGGTGGCTCAGGCTACGTGCTCGGTGTTTTTAACGGGTGTTTTTATACTGATCCGAATACTTCTAAACCTACATGGAGCAACAAATATCCTGCTAGCACTGCTGCTAGTGATATTGCTGCTTTTGTGATAACTGATCCTCTTATAATATGTGAAATTCAAGCAGACGCCGCCTTCCCAAGAGCGGATTTGTTTGGTAACTTTGATATTGTGGACAGTTCTCCCGTAGGAGACGCCTACTCCGGTAGAAGCGCTTTAGAGTTAGACGTGACCACTGGTGCAACCACCGCCACACTTCCCATAAAGGCTATTGAAATTTCACAAGACCCTGAAAACTCTGATGTAGACAGCGCTAATACTAACGTTCTCGTTACTATTAACAATTCCTTGTTTTCAGCAGGAACCACAGGGTTGGCATAAGGAGTATAGGAAATGGCAGCAATAAGCAGAGCGCAATTAGCGAAAGAGCTTGAGCCGGGTCTTAACGCCTTATTTGGAATGGAATATGACCGTTACGAAAATGAAGCAGCTGAAATCTACGACACCGAATCATCGGATCGTGCGTTTGAAGAAGAAGTGCTCATTGTCGGATTTGGGAATGCTCCGGTTAAGAACGAAGGTGATGGTGTTGATTATGACGATGCAAGTGAAGGCTATACTGCAAGGTATACGCACCAAACAATTGCATTGGCATTCGCACTAACAGAAGAAGCAGTTGAGGATAACCTCTATGACAGGCTTGGTTCCCGTTACACGAAAGCGCTTGCGCGTTCGATGTCACATACCAAACAAGTTAAAGGAGCAGCTACTCTCAATAACGCTTTTTCGTCATCTTATACTGGCGGCGATGGTGTAAGTTTAATTAACAGTTCTCACCCTCTAGGGGGTAATGCTGGAACATTAAGCAATCGCCCAAGCACTTATACAGACTTAAATGAAACTTCACTTGAACAGGCAATGATTGACATTGCTGCGTTTACGGATGACAGAGGTATGATTATTGCGTTGCAAGGCATGAAACTTATAGTTCCGCCTAACTCGCAATTTATCGCTGACAGATTGTTAGAAACCCCTCTACGTCCAGCAACAGCAGACAATGACATCAATGCTTTGCGTAACATGGGAATGCTTCCAAATGGATACGTAGTCAATCACTTTTTAACGGACACGGATTCGTGGTACGTTAAAACTGACTGCCCAGATGGATTTAAGCATTTTGAACGTGCGCCTCTTACAACTGCATTAGAAGGTGATTTTGACACCGGCAATATGCGTTATAAGGCAAGAGAACGTTACAGCTTTGGCTACAGCAACTATCGTTGCGTGTACGGTAGCTCAGGCGCGTAAGCTTTAAGTTTATTAGGAACGCATGGTTATGACGTTTCTTACTCAATCATAACTAAAAAGGGAGTCTTTTGACTCCCTTTTTTTATGTGCTATTCTAGATTATTAATTAAAGGAGAAATGTATGTCTATATGGAAAAATGTGACTGAATTCTTGCATAAAAATATAAAATGGGCGGTAGGACAACCCCTTTCCAAAGAGAAGGAGGTTGAAACAGATGATGATTGGCATGAAGACACAGTTTTGGAAAGTAAAGAAGAATCTGAAAATGAGCCTGAACGGGCTAGAGATAAAAAAGGTCAGTATATAGGGGATGATGACTCTACTCCTGATATAAATGAAGCATGGAAAAGCGGAAAGGCGCCTGTAAAAAAAGGACGACCTAAAAAGAATGTATGAATATAAATGCAGTCCTATCAAAATTATTGATGGCGATACTGTGGATATTCTCATTGACGTCGGTTTTTCTATTTTTTATAGCAGCCGTGTGCGTTTATACGGCATTGACACTCCTGAATCACGTACAAGAGATAAGATCGAAAAAAAATTTGGTTTATTAGCTAAAGAGTATTTAAAAGCTTTTATTAAAGAAGCCGGTAAAGACTTAATTGTAAAAACTCATAAAGACGCTAAAGGAAAATATGGACGTATTTTGGGTGAATTGTATAAAAAAGATGAATCCAAATCAGTAAATCAACTTATGATTGAAGAACATTATGGAGTGGCTTATACCGGACAAAATAAAAGAACTGTAGAGCAACAGCATTTAGAAAATAGAGAAAAGCTAAAACATTTAATAGATTAAAATGCCTACTTTGTTACATCCGGGAACAAAGCAAAGAGTTTTATTTGTTCATATCCCACGTACAGCTGGAAGATTTATTAACGAGAATCTTTTATTAAACGGAATTACCAGTGAACAGGACGATATTTATGGAGAAATAGATGGCGTACAGATAGACCATTTTCATCAGGACTTATACGAAAAACATCTCAACGTGCAGAACATTCCTCATTTTGGAGTATTTAGGGACCCGGTAGAAAGATTTTATTCCGCTTCTTCATTCTTATTACATGAATACGGAAAGAAAGTAGAAAAAGATTTAAAGAGTTATAAAAAATTTACCAAATTAATAAACACTCTTATTAGTACACATTCTAATAATTGGTTTAGACCACAA